AGTAGGAAGATTTCAAAACAAGACACGATCTGTGCATAAGCATCGTTGGTTAATCGCCACGCTGTACCACCAAACGATAGAATAGTAAATGCGTTAGCAACCATTGATTTACCTTGTTCAGGTATAGCACCAACAACTGGATTTTCTTGTTCTTGGGGAATAAAGCCAACGTTTGGTGAAGTAACTTTACTACCATCAATTTTTGCTCCGTTCATTCCTAAAAATGAAAGTATGGAACAGTTTTGAATATACGGTGATGTTGTAATAAATGGTCTTGTGTTAGGCAAATTAGTATAGTCTGCACGATCAGTAATGTTTGTATCAAAAGGATCGTCAAATGCAACAGCATAGTCAGCTGTGATTAATGGCACTTGGTTTTCATCAATACCATCTCTAAATGTAAATTCACCAAAGTAACAAGCATTTCTAACACGTAGCATATCTCTGTTTGCATTAGCAGGACGGATAATACAACCACGCAAACCGTCGCCTTTGATAACTGTGTTATCTGGAACAATAAGTGGGTTGTCTTCTGTGTAGTCACCAACAGCAACTTTTACGTTTACACGTACACCGTTAGTAGTTCCGTCTGCATTATACACAAGTCCTGATGCAATTTGACAAGCTCTTTTAACAGTTTTTACTGGAGCACTCTGTCCATCGTTAGCATCATCACCTTGTTCTGCAGAAACGTAAACAACGTTACCACCAAAAATATCTGCGTCTTGGAAAAATAGATTTCCGTTAGCGTCTGTAGCAATAAGCTGACCGACAGTACCAACCTTTGGAGGCAATGTAAGGTTGTATCCTGCGTCAAGCGTATCTGGAGATTTTAATGAAATACCATCTGCACCAGAACCTGTAAGTTCTTTGAATGTTAGTGTATTTGCATTTTCAATACTAACATCATCATTTACAAATACTCCATTATCAGTTATTGACATTTTTAAGTCATTGTTTACAGTTGCAGTAATTGCAGCTGACGTACTATCACCTAAGTCATCTACTTCTAATTGTGTATTTCCTTCAAATACTCTTCTTGTAATATCTTGTACAGTGTTATCATCACGCAATAGGTATACTTTACCATCTGCTGTGTTGATTGCTAATTCACCTGATTCTAATTGAGAAACTAACGGCTGCTTACCAGCCACCGCACTACGCTTGTGTCTAATCTTTGTTGCCATAAAGGCTGCCTCCTATTTAGGTACGGGTCAAGTCTATAAAGACGCCCAATTACACGATAAAAATCGCTCTAATGTTATTTATCATAGGAGTAAAAGTGGCAGCTTTATTAGAAAGTGCCACCATCAATAGTATCAGACCAAATTGGAGTTGCATCCGAATCACTTGTTACAGTTAGTACTTGGAATGTTTCTGAAGCATCTGCATCGCCTGCTGCGGCTGTAACTTGTACAGCACCTGTGCCTGCACCATACATAATACCATCTTCAGTAAGTGTACTTACGCCTGTACCACCGTGTATAACTTCTAAATCAGTAGTAAGTGAAAGTGTACCAGCAGCAATATCAGTAACAGTAATTTTGTTATTGATAGCATCAATCATCTCGGTGCTATCATCTGCAAAAATGCTACCTCTAAACCCTGCTGCGTCAAGTATACCAGTTACAAACAAGTTTTGATCAACTTGTACATTTGTACTAAATGTGCTTGTAGTTTCGCTAAGACGTAGTTTTTCAACTCCTGCGGTACCAGCATCCATTGTTCTAAATACCATATCAAAGTCTTCTTGTGACCCTGTAATGTCTTGTGCTACTGTTTCAATTTGTCCACCAATTTCGAGGTTATTATTAGTAGTTTCTAATTCAAACTTAATACCTGTACCTGCACCAGCAACAATTGCACCGCTTACTGTGTGATGAGCAAATGTCATTGGATAAACAACATCGTCTGCTGCACTATCCGGTGCGTTAGCAATAAGTGTTATAGTATCTGGTGTTTCAATTGTTTCACCTTTGATAATAATTTTATCACTACCTAAGTTACCAATTGTTAGCACGCCGCTGTTGTTACCATTTAGATAACCATTCACGTGTAGGTTTTTAGCAATACCTACACCACCGGCTACTACTAATGCACCTGTTGTATAGTTGTCACTTTGTGTATCATTTAGTAAATTAGTTATTACAGTTGATTGGATATTAAATTCTGTGTTACTTAATGTTGCTCTTAATGTACCACCTGTGAAAAAGTCTAGTTCGTCATTATCAGCACCTGGACTATCTTCTGCAACTACTTTTGTATCTTGATCAACATCAATTACACCACCTAATGTATTCCAAGCAATTCCATCATAACCTTCAAATGCATTTAAACTTGTGTTAAATCTTATTCTACCTGTAACATTAGTTGGACGATCAGCAGTTGTACCAACTGGAATCTGCAAGCCAGCTACACTGTCAATAATAACAACTTCGTTGCCAATTGTCATTGTGCCAGTAGCACCACCTATGTTAAGTGTAGTAGCATCACCAAACGCATTTACAGTTGTCGCTACTGTGTTAATTACATCAAATGTTGTTGAATCTGTTGTGATATTGCTACCGTTAATCTTAGCATTTCTATCAGCAATTAAATCACGATCTGCTACAATGTCAATACCTGAATGTATATTTTGTTGAGCACTTATACCACCAGTAACTTGTACAGCACCAGTTGTGTTGTCTGTTGCGTTAGTATTGTTAAGAACAATTAATTTAGGTGTTGCACCTAACAAAATTTGTTCTGCACCATCTGTTGTATAGATGTTTACATATTCACTAATGTTTTCGTGTATTCTAAAATTGTTAATACTATCATCTGGAATATCAATATCTATTTTACCAGCAACAGTATGTTCATCTGTAGTTCTATCTGAACCTAAGTTTGCGTTTGCATTAACAGTTAAGTTAGTTTCAATAAATGTACTACCCTCAATGCCAACACCACCGTCTACAACCAATGCACCAGTGTCTTTGCTTGTTGACTCTGTTTGATTAGCAATTATTACTTTTGGTGCTGTGCCAAATGTAATTGATTCTTCAGTATTTCTAGTATTGATACTTACATAATCTTCAGTGCCTTCAGTAATACTGTATGCTTGTAATGTTTCATCTGGTATACTGATATTAACATCACCATCAAATACTAAGTTTCCGTTAACAGTTAATACACCTTCTATTGTTACATCTGGATTAATTGTTACAGTACCTGTTGTAGCACCAATGTTGATAGTAGTTGCCGCAGCCAACATATCTATACTTTGTACACCTGAATTTAGAAATTCAAAACTTGCACTTGTGCTAGTAATTGCATCGCCGTTGACTGCTAAATCGCCTGTCATACTTACATCGCCAACAATATCTCCGCCTGTTGTTTTGTTTAAGTATCTTGATTCAACATAAGTTGCAACAGCTCTTTGTGTAGGTGCAGTTTGAAAATCTTGTGTACCTAAACTTGATAACAATGCTTCGTTGTCACTAACCTCTTTTAATTCAACACCAACTGGAATACCGTTTCTGATAAACGGACCAACACTTGTTAAGCCTTCAAGGTCAATTTCGTTTGCATTTAAGCTGATACCACCAGTAAGTGCATTGACTGCAAAGAAGTTACCAACTCTAAAGTTACCAATTTGGTCAACTGTACCACCAGCAAATATTTTACCTTGATTTGATTCTACAATCTCAGTTTCGGGTATTGCTGTACCTCCAAAGAATGGAAGTGCGTTATATGTTACACCAGCACCAACATATTCAAATGCGTGTCCTGATGTACTTACAGTACTAACGTTATTTAAGTTTGCTATTTTATCAGTTGTTACACTTATCACTCCTGGGAATACAGTAATATCAAATATACCACCGTATACTAAGTTCAAGTTACTAATTGATGTATCAATAATACTTTGTTCTTCTGCAAGTATTGCATTTCTTTCTGCAAGGAATATTGAGTTACCTAAAGTTAAATCGTGTTCTCTTTCGAACCAATCACCCATTGATTTTGCTTCAATTGCATCAGCAACTCTATTAATTAACAATGCTAGTTCAGCACCTGGAAATTCGCTTGAATCTAGTAATGTGCTACCATCTGGTATTGTTAAAGTTTGTGTTGCTGTGTTACCAAAGCTTCTTGTAACTACTTCATTTTTTGATACTTTGTTTACAATGTCTGCAAGATATTTGTTTGCATACGCTGTAATACCAGTTTGATCGCCGTATGCTCCAGCTATACCTGTAAGTATTGCACCATTGTAATATGCTAATGCAGCTCTACGTGATTGCTTATCACCGCCATACATCATATCATAAAGTGCAGCGTCAAGGATGTATCCTGTATCACGTTTACATTTGTCTATGTTGTAAGAAAATCCTAAAATATTTTCGTTGATGTAAGTAATTGTTTCATCTTGATAATAAGATTTTTGTACAAAAAATTCTGATGCTGCATTTCTATTTGCTTCTGCTATCCAAGTATAATTAGGTTCTATTTCTGCAGGAGTGCCAATCAATGTTTGATTTTGTACTGCTGTTTTCAATATGCCAATCAAATCAGTAAATGTTGTTGCTACCGCAGCATCACCATAATTACCACTTAATGTTTGTGTTAGTGGATTACCTGTTTGAGGAGTTACTGCTACACCTTGTATAGTATCATCAATTACACTTTGCAAGTGTGTGTATGCTTGTACTGTAGGTGTAACTTGTTCATTTGGCAAGTATTGTGTGGTTCCTAAGAAGTAAGCACGAGTTGCAATTAATGTGCTTATGTTTGCTTCGTAAAAAGCATCGTGTACTACTGCATCAATAATAAATCCTGTGTCTCTTTTACAAACTTCTTCACTGTAACTAAATCCGTTGTATGTTGTATTAATAAACGAAACTGTATCAGCTTGTATAGTTGCTTTTTCAGCTAATAGATTTGATACGCCATCAACTACGTCAGTTGATACCCACTGTGGATAATCAGGCTTGATCTCAGCTGGTAATTGATCTAATCCGTCTGTAATTACATCTTGTATAATCTGTAGTAAATTAGACGCTCTAGCTGCTTCAGTTGCAGTGCCTGCACCAGCACTTGTGTTTTGTGCTTCTCCTGATTGCCAAGTATAATCAACTGCTTGATCTTGTATAATTTTGTTTAGGATAGTAGCAGTGTATTCTAATGCTTTTGCAGTTTCTGCTTTTTGTCCTTCAACTTGTGTTTGTGTACCTACCCAATAACTACGTGCGGCTCCAACTGTTGCACTGTTACCACCGTATAAAATATCATATGTTAATGCATCTACAATATACTTTGTATCTCTGTCACACTTGGTGCTATTAAAATTAAAGCCAGTAAATGTGTCTGCAATAAATGCAGTTGTTAATGTTTGTATACTTGACTTTTGTGCAATAATTGTGCTATAGTCTTGCTGTAGTTCTGCACTTGCCCAAGTAACACTTGGTAATACTTCGTCACCTAATGGATTAATATTATCATAACCATTTATGTGATCAATAATAATATCTACTAATGTTGCAAGTGCGGCACTTTCTGTTGCTGTTGCTGCACCTCCTGTGGTGTCTTGTGGTGTTGTGTTTCCTGTAGTAGGTGTTAATGGTGTGTTTGTAACGACTGCTGGTAACACATTGTTTTTCAAATGTTCATAAGCAGCAGTAGTTGGTGCTAACTGATCTACTGGTAATTGTGCTGCTGCGCCTTCAAAATAACTTGCTGCTGTAACTCTTGTTGCACTGTTACCACCATATAGTATATCGTGTGTTAAACCATCTACAATATATCTTGTATCTCTTAAACACTTATCCTGATTGTATCCTTGTGTAATAACTGCACCAGATACAGCAGATTCAAAAGTGTGTACAGTAGGATTAGTTGTATTTGGTCCTACATTAACAGTAATAGTAGTAGCATCAACAGCACTGATTGCTAGTTCTGTATTATATGCAGGATCGTTTGAACTGGCACGTGGATAACTCTTAGTTGAGCTAGTTGACGCATCAATAATACCTACATTTACTGATACTGTAGTTCCAGTAACGGCTGTAATTGTCAATGCAGTGTCTCTTGCTGGATCAGTTGCTCTTGGATATGTATGCTGTGTTGCGTTTCCATCTGCATCACAAGTAAATGTTAATGAATCATTAGCAATCTTAATACTTGTGCCTACTGTCAGTGAGTGACTACCAATAGTCATTTCTATTACGCCAGTGGCATAGTTGTAAGTTGCATCAGTAACATCGTGATTTACAATTGGTGATGCACCTACGTTTATAGTAATAGTATCTGCGGTTACTGAACTTATAGCAAGGTTTGCTCCTGATGCAGGATCAGTTGACCTTGGATATGTATGATTACTTGAGTTACCATCCATTGTGCAAGTAAATGTTAATGCATCATCAGCAATAGAAAGTGTATTTGATGTTGTCAACGAATGTGCAGTAGAAGTGATTACCATCTCACCTGTTGCTGCATTATATGTTGCACCTGTTACTGCATTTGGTAAATTACCTAAATTTGATGTAACTCCATTTGTTACAGCAGATACAAATGTATGTGTATAGTTACCACCAGACTGTACTGCGGCTGTTGCTGTACCACCTACATATGTGTGATTGCCTTGTCCGTATGTACAACTAAATGCTAAAGATTCTGGTTTTAGTGTAATTGTATCACTTGTTGTAAGACTATGTGATCCTATTGTAAGAACCATATCACCGGTAGCTTGATTGTATGTTGCTCCTGATACATCAAAATTTGTTTTGTTATCATTTACAAATGCAAGTGTTTCTTGTGCTATAAATTCTCTGTTTGCTATTAATCTATCTTTAGCATCAATTACATCTTGGTTTGCACCTACAGGGTTAGTAAATACTAATGTATCAGCTGCTGTATCTGTGCTTTGTATACCGTTAACAAAAATGTCAATTACTTCATTCCACGCTGCTAATGCTCTTGCCTCGCCTATATCACTTAAACCTTTTTCAACTGTTTCTTTACGTGCAAATTTAAATGATTCTAATGTTTGTACACCTTGAGCTTGTTTATTTGTTGCAGCGCCTGCTCTTGAGTAACCAAGACCTGCTGTAACAGCATTATAGTTTGTTCCTAATGCAATGTCTTTTGATACTGCATCTAAAATTAATCCAATGTCTCTTTCGCATTTGGCACTGTCATATGAAAAGTTAACATAGTTTTCATTTATGTATGCAACAGTTTCAGCAGCAATAAAATCTCTATTGTTTTGTAGTTGTGCTTTTGCATTTACTTCGCCGGTTGTAGCATTTGTTGGATCAGTAAATGTAAGTGGGTCAGCAGCTTGTGGTGTGCTTACTGCACCATTTTGAATAATATCTATAACTTCATCAAACGCTGCTTCAACATCTGATTGCGATGGTGAATGTGTTGTTGCATCACTTGATCTGCTTTTTGCAAAATTAATACCTGCAATAGTTTCTGTGTTTTGATTACTTAGGACGTATGCACTGTTTGCTCTTTGGTATGACAATCCTGCTGTGACTGCATTATAGTTTGTACCAAGCAGTGTGTCAAATGCCGCTGCATCAATAATAAGTCCTGTGTCTCTTGAACATTTATCTTCGTCATATACATAATAGTTGTTAGCAATGTAAGCAACAACTTCTTCTTGTAAAAATGCTTTGTTTGCTAATACTTGATCAACACCGTAAATTAATTCGTTACTTGCTGGACCTGGATCTGGATATTCTATACCTTGACTTGGCAGTTGATCAAATTCAATTATATCTAAAACAATATCCCATCTATCTGCAACAGCAGATTGAATTGTTGCATTATTTGTAACTGCTGCTACACCTAAAGTTTTTGCATATTTCAATGAAAGTATTGTTGCTGGTTTCTGTTCTACATTCAAATAAGCAACGTTGGCTCTTTTGTATGCTTGTCCTGCTTGTATACTGTTATGGTTTGTTCCTAACAATATGTCACGGTTGATGGCATCAACAATGTAACCAACATCTCTCTTACACTTTTCTACATCGTATGTAAGTGTAGGATTATTTGCTAAGTTGTATTGTATTGCATCGTTTATAAATCCATCTCTACGTGCTGCAATAATATTTGCTGCATCAATTTGTAATGCTGGTTCGTCTCCGTAAGTTGGGTATGTAAGTGTTGCTGGCAATCTTGTAAGTGTAACATTGTCAATCATATCTTCAACGTTAAACAATAAACTATCTAAGAAACTTGCTTCACTTTGTGTTGCATTGTTACTTCCAAAGTCTTGTGCTACTCCGTTGCCTGATGTTGGTGTTACTGAAAGTCCTCTAACAACTCTTGCAATAACAAATCTCATTCTTGCGTAAGTAGCAACAACAGCGTTTCTATCATTTGGAGTCAAGTCACTAAATTGTGTACCGCCTGCTCCGTTTGCAAAATAATATTTACATTCTGTGACTGTACTACTGTTACCATTGTACAGCACGTCAAATGTCATAGCATCAATTATTCTTTCAAAGTCTAATTTGTAATCATCTTCGTCATATACAAATCCTGGTGCTTCTGCTGATAAGAAAGTTGTAAATTCTTCTAACATAAAGTTTTTGTTAGCTTGTAGTTGATCTTTTGCGTCAGCTCTGTTATCATCTACACCAGCGTGTTCTGGAAAAACTATTACGTTTGCAGAACTATCTCCGTCATCAACAATATTCATAAACTGGTTGAAGCCTTCTTTTACATTTTGTAATGCAATACTACTTGCTTGTACTTCTGCAAGTGCTTCAAATTTTTCACTTAAAAATCTAAATGAAGACAACAATAAATTTTTGTATCTATCTCTATATTCGTATTCTTGTGCAATCCTAATAATTTGCTGGTTGCTTTCAAGCACTGCAAACATTTGAATACCGTTTATTAGTGTTGTCATATCTCTTTTATAATCAGCTTGATTGTAACTTAGTTCTGTAAACTGATCATTAATGTATGCTACAACTTCTTCAACTAAGAATTCTCTATTTTCAATAACATTATCTTTAGCAATTATTCTAGCAGGATCAATAGTTTGTAAGTCATTAAATGCACCTGCAAGTGAGTTTGTGTTGTTTGGTTGTACACTACTATCACCGTCATTAATTGTAGCAGTTATAATGTTGAACAAGTAATCAATTTGTTCTTCCATTGCTAGATTACTAGTTTCGGCTTTCATCAAGTCACGAGCTTGCTCAATACCGTATACAGTTGGTGCCAACTGATCAGATAAAACTTTACTCGATGTTGCTCTTAAATAACTTGTTGCTGCGGCTTGTGATTGATACTCTGTGCCTAACACAATGTCAGCAGTTACAGCATCTATAATTCTACTCAAGTCTCTCCTACAAACTTGTTCGTCATAAACAAAAGGAGGATTGATTTGGTTTGTACCAGTAATATAATAATACAGCGGATCGCCGTCAAATTTAATAATACTACCTGTCTGTGGTTTATCTCTTAAACTGTTTAGCCTTACTGAAACATTTGACGCAAGGTTGACTGTACCTGTAGCTTGTGCAGTTGCTCCACCTCCACTAAATGAAATCAAAGGAACACTAGTGTATCCACTACCTGCATCTTGTATTGTTACAGCAGCAAGCCTACCTGACGTAGTGTCAATGCTTGCTGTAGCTGTTGCTGTTGTGCCGCCAGGTTTTGATGGTGCTTCAATTGATACAGTTGGAGCAGAAGCATAATTTGCACCAGGTGTGTTAATTGTTACACTGGCAACAGTACTATAATAATCTTGTTGTGGTCTAGCAGTTGTGTACGCCTGTGGAAAGAAACCATCTGCTTCAATACCTACTAAGCCAAAGTCACTAACTGAGTTTGAAATAGATAGATAGCCACCTCTTGTGGTTTTAAAACCAACACTACAAAATACTGAGAAGCAACTAACAATCTGTGTATATCCAAAGTTATCAATCCAGAAACCAATACCACCTTGCGAAATTTGCGTAAACGCATCAGCAACCATACTAAACACAAGCGATGCAGGATCGTATTTGTTACCGTCAACATACATACCGCCACCGCCGCCTGTATTGTTAACTTGTTTGCTAAATGGCAAAGAAGGATTGTCTTCTACCATTATAGGTTTAGCGCCTGGTTCAACACCCGGAATCTGTACAGTTTCAAACGGAATAAATTCAGTTCCGTCATTCAACCACGGACCATTCATATTTGTACAGTTTTGTACATATGGTGATGTGGTTACAAGTGCGCCTTCTCTAATTTCTACACACCAACCTGGATAGCGCAATCCTCTCATTGTAAGTTCGTGTATGTAACAGCCATTACCTACATAAAAGATCGTTTGTGTATTATTTCTTGGAAATACTCTAGTGTTTCTTAAATCACCAGTACCTCTAATGGTAACAAAGTCTGGTAACACAATTGGGTTTTCTTCAAAGAAATCTCCTGGACCTACAAGAATTGTAGTTCCGGATTGTGCTGCTTCGACAGCACTTTTGATTGTTGCTTTAGCACCGTCTGGTCCTAAGCTTTTACCGTCATTCAGATCATTACCATCTTGCGTAACATAAAGGATGTCTGTCGCTTCCGGTCCACTTGCGTTTCCGGTAACAACTAAGTCTCCATCTATCTTGACTTTGCCGCCAGCTGGTTCAATTAAGACTTCGCCATCGGCTGTCAATGTCACACTTTGATCCCCAATTAATCTTGAATGTAACGACTGTCTCTTAAAATAATCCATTTATACTTCCAAATAACTTACTGTAACACTTAAATTTTGTGGATTAGCTCCTACAAAAACTAATCTATCATCTGCTTCTAAAATCAATCTCTCAACGTTGAAAGTAAATGTATCTGCTGCTGCAACTTTCAAGTCATTCAAAACTAAGTTTCTAAGTGTTTTACTTTGCCCACTTGGAATAACGTGCATATCAAATGATGAATCATTTGCTCCGCTTGCGTCATCAAATTGGTTGTTACACACTAGAACTGTAGTTATAGCATATTTCTTAGCCGCAGGAACTGTAATTAGTGTTGTATCTGTGCTTGCTATTTGTGCGTTTACTATTGCCATTTCTGTTCCTCTAAAATATAATACTAAAAAGTAGTGCTTTGTTTCGACTTGCTAGTTCGTCTTGTGTTGTGTCTTCGTTTACAAAAAATATACCTGTTCCTCCATCTGCTAATGGTTTACTGTATAATGATACTCCGTCTGATGGTACGGCTGGATCATCTAATTTTTTAATTGTAGTTGCAGTATCTAGTCTAACTCCACCAGTACCTGCACCTGCTAAAACAACATCACCGTTTACATCACTAGATGTGATTGAGTTTTGAGTAATTTTTATATTACCAATCTCTAAACGATTCTCGAACATTGTAGCTAACAAACTATCATCGATTTTAAATTCGATCCTACTTGTTGATGCATCAACTTCAAAGTCAAAAGTCTTAACGCTAGTTGGTGTTGTTTCACCTTTTGATATACCTGTTTGTAAATTTTCAGTTGTATAACCTTTTACAAAGTCTTCAAGTACTCTAGCATTCACAAGTGCGTCATCGTCATTCGGCAAGGCTAGTTTAGTTGGTGTACTTGGATTAGTTTGAATTGAGTCTCCATCATATGGATAAACTTGTTTTTCATAATCCGTTGTACCTGTTACAGTAACTATACCAGTACCTTCTGCAAGTAAAGTTAAATTATTAACTCCAATTATATCTGGTCTGATGCTTGATGCAACTAATCCATTTACTGCATTAGTTGAGTCCTGTAATATCCAACTACCTTGACGTGCGATTCCACCGCTTATGCTGTTAATTCTTTCGTCCCAAAAGAAGTATGCATCATTTGCGATTCCACGTTCAACTATTAAACCGGCTGTATTTAATGTAACTCCGCTACCAGTTTCACCTGCGTTGACTGTAATAGTATTATCTTCAACTACAAGATCACTAGATCCAATAGACGTGCTTTCACCTTGAACTGCAAGATCACCAGTAACTGTAACAGCACCTGCTGGTCCTACATCTAGTTCAATGCTTCCGCCACTATCTACTTTGATTACATAGCTATCGGCGCCAATCTTATTGATACGTTGAGCCATTTAGACACACTCCTCTTATGCGTCTTCAGTGAAATCGTCGTCGTCTGTACCTGATAATGTGTTATCATCACCAGCTTCTTCCATCCTTGCAATTCCTGCTGCTGCCGAACCTGTCAATACATATGTTTGTGCTTTACCATCTAATGCATTTGAACCTGTTGCGCTTGGTTGAGCTAGTGTAATTTTCCTACCAGCGATTTTAGATACGCCGTAAGTTTCTGAATCTGAACCTTGTACTGAGATTGACATTTCACCTGCTGCTAATGCTGCTGGTAGTTTACCAGTTACTAGTGTGCAAGTAAATTCGCCTGCTGTTCCAATTTCTTCACATACAAATTTCTTTGAGCCTTTTTGCTTTACAATGAAACCTTCTTTAACTGCTGTGCCGTTATGAAAGTTTACTTTAATCTCTGTACCACTTGCTGTAGGGCCTGTGCCTGCTACACCAAATAGTCTTTTATTAAGTGGTCTTCCCATTTTTTTCTCCTAATTTAGTAGTCCTATGCCCGTTCTATGAGCTACGCTGCGGGTACAGCATAAGTCCGCCTTGCGGCACACTATCTGACAATAGTATTTATCCTTTTCGAAAAAATGGGTTATAATGTTCGTAAAAAAAGGCCTACCATAAATGATAGACCTTTCTTATTAATGCTTTGGGAGGATTTGGGTTTACCTCCAACCCCTCGACCGAGATACCATTCTCAAAGCCAGGGAGCCAAGTTCCGCTCGGTAGAGCGATGTGACACAGCGTATTTCTACTACCACGCCTGGGTACCACCCCTAACATTGCCAAGTTACACACTCTGGTAAATGTGACTTTCCTTGCACAAAGCTGATAACAAACCGTCGTCTATTAACAATATATACACTATAGCAAAATAATGTACAAAGGTCAACCTATTTTTGTAATTTTTTCTGCATATTTTCTATTATTTTTTTCAATTTGTTCGTACTCTACACGCTCACCTATTACAAACTGATGTTGATTTTTATCAAATAGCACATCAACACGTACTTGTCCAAATGCATCTGGACGTATAACACCCCACTTGCCTGCAAATTTATAAACTTGACCTTTGTATATCATTGTATTACTCCTTGTGGGTATTTACTCATAAAAATAGGCCCCGGAGGGCCTATTTTGAATTATTAAGCTACGCTTATGAGAAGCTCAAGTTAGCTGTTGTAACTTCAACTTTCTCTAGGTAGTCAGCTGCATTACCGAGTGATGATGCAGTGTTTGACAACTCAACATATCCGTAACGAGTCATAAATGATACGACTGGCTCAAATGATGTTGGGTCAAGTACAACGCCGCTGCTCATTAATGGAATGTATGGGCAGTAGAACGCTGCTGCGTCTGACTCGCTAGTACCTTTGTAACCAACTAGTACATCATCGTCGCCTGCATATGTGTTCACATAAATTTTCATTGCGCCGTTTAGTGTACCAACCATTTTTGTGTTTGTTGGTGCTTCAAAAGTACCTTCAGTTGTTCTTGCGAACGCTGAAGTTGTTGCTGACTGTAGTACAGTCAAGATCGCTGGAGATACGACTGACCAGTTACCTGCGCCTCTTCTTGTTCTCTGTGCGATTCTGTTTGCTGCTCTGTTAATTAGAACTGCAAGTGCTGCGTGTTCGTCACCAACGAAAGTAGCTGTACCTGATACGCCTGCTTGGTTGTATGTATCAGTTCCTGTTCCTGCCAATGTTGCAAGTGATGCTAGGATCTCTTGGTCGATTTCAGCAGTAATTTCTTGAGCTAAAGCAGCCATAATTTCTGCTTCAACGTCAATGCCGTGCTGGCTTTGAGCGTCCTGAGCCGCTTCAAATGTCCAACGTGCTGACAACTTACGTGACTTAGCTTCAACAGTCTGTTTCAAGATCTGAATGCTTAGTCTGTTACCAGCAGCACCTTCTAGAGCCGCTGTAGCTGCACCTTTTGCAGTTGTTGCGTCACCTGAATATGCTTCAGCAATTTTGAATGGTGAAAGTGCTTCTTCTCCAGCTACTGCACCGGCTGCGCCTGTACCTGCTGTGTCTGAGTAACGTACTCTCAATGTGTGGATTTGACCCACTGGACCTGTCATCGGCTGAACACCAACGATTTCGTTTGCAATCACTGTTGGCATAACACGTCTGATCACTGGTAGGATCACACGGTTAAGTGTTGCGATATTGCCGGCAGAGGTAGCTCCAGCACCTGCAGTCTCAGCCAAATACTTGCGTGTATTCTCAAGTGTTGACGCCATAACTGCTTTCTTATTGCCATTTAGGCCTTCAAGAAGTGCTGTTTTAGTCTCTTGCCAGCGACTTTCTAATAGTTCTGACATTGTTATCTCCTTAATTCAAACCAGCTAAACGCTTGATATCAACTACGTTGTTATCAGCCTTTGCTGCCATATCAGTTGTTTCGGTTTCTCTGTTGCCTGTTACTTCTTTTGCCTCTGCTAAAACTGCCTTCTTCGTTGGACTCTTGCCGTCGATAACTGCCGGTAAGTATTTCTCAAACTGTGATTGTAATTTTCCTGTTTGAACTGATTCTAACAAGTCCATCATTATTTCTTTCTGGTCGATGCTCAATGGAGCAACTAAACCATCAATTTTTTCTTTGCGTGACACAGATTCAGTGATCTTTTTGTTCTCTGCTGCCTGTGCTTCTGCAAGTTTGATTGCTTTAGACGCTGCTTCTTTTGCTTCTGCTAGTTGTTGGTCTTTAGTACCTACAACTTTTAGTAGTTTAGAAGTTTCACTCTTCTCGTTTAGATATGAGTGTTGATATTCATTAGCAAATGCTTCGAATAGCTTACGTCCAAAATCATTCTGGCGTGCTGCTTCAATATCTTCTTTCAGTGCTGAAATCTCTTTGGTGAGACCTTTTGACACTGTTTCTGATACCAACGCTGCACTTTTCTTAATAAACGTTGACTTAACGCTATTAAGATGTTCTTTGGCTTCGCGTACAAGACGTACTTTAGTTTCAGCCAAGTCTTTTTTGTCTTCGTAAAATTCTGCAAGTTCTTTAGCAAGTGATTCTACTACAAACTCTTCAAGAGCAACAAACTTGTCAGCTGTCGCTTTTTGATCTGCGTGTAGTTCTTTTATTTCTGAAGCTAGTTGCTCCGAAACAAAAGTTTTCATTAGGTCTGCATTTTTACGCTGAGCAACAGCAAATTTTGCTTTTGCTTCTGCTAGTTGTTTACGATCGTCTTGGAATTCCGCAATTTCTTCTGCTAACTTTTCCGTAACAAGACTATCAATGGCTTCCACCATTGTTGCTTTGTCGTGTTCATATTTTTTAGCAAATTCTTCACGTAGTTCACTAGTAACTTCAAGGCGATTTTCTTTAACCTTTGCGTTCCACGCTTCCTCTAACTCAGAACGTACTTCTTCCGATAGTGCGTCATTTTCGAAGAGATTTTTGAGTGCATCTAACATTAATTTCTCCTCGTTATTGGAGCCTGTCTATTATATTCAATAGACTCTCTTTTAAATACTTTTGTGCCTTTTTGTCGCCTTGGACTTCTCTTGAAGTTAAAAATGCCTTGTATCCACCTCTTTCGTTCATTAAATGTTCGTAAATTGGTGTTGGATACGCACCGGGGGCGCTTGGTTGTGCCACAACGTCCACAGTAATAATCTCGAATCCGGCAACTTGTCCGCCGCCGTCGACTTCACCACTACCTCTCGATGAAACGCCTAGTTTAACTCCGCTTTCAAGCATTGTTTTTACTAATTGTCCCATCGGAGTTGGTAGTACTTTTAATTTTCCATAACCATTTGGACCGTCCATCCACATTTCATTAATCATATGTGATACACGATCTAAGTTAATATTAAGTCCTTCAGGATGATCGACTTCGCCTAACACTGAGTAGCCGCCACTAATTTGTTCGTTGAGTGTGGTGACAGCCCTGCTAATCTCATTTACGGGATAAACACGCTGATTGGCGTTTTTGACTCCGCCTTGAATACAAATTCCTTTCATATAAAGGTCTTTGCCGTCATTAGCAGACTCAACTACAATCTTAGCCTGGTCAAAACTCAGATGCTCGTTTAAGTGTCTCATTCGTCAGTCCTTATGCGCCAATAGTTGATTTCTTATTTGCGCCATCGTCTCCCTTTGCAGGGGCTTTTGCTGCCATTGGTTTGCCAGCTTTTCCACCAGGAACGTTTACGTTACCAGCGGTATCTTCTTTTGGCTTTGCAGGTGTCATTCCTGACTCTTCACCGCCTTTTGCAATGTTTGATGCGTCTCCGCCCATATCATTTGCTCCAGCTACTGGTGATTTTGCATTTGCGCCATTGTCACCCATTGATGCTGATACTTTGTCTGTATACTCACGCATAATTTCTGTTTGTGACTTGTTTTCATTTTTTGATTCTTCTACTTCTTCGTCAGTAGCTTCTTCTACTTCCTCATCAGTTTCTTCAAAAGCGACTGCTTCTTCTTCTTTTTCGTCGTCGCCTTCTTCTGAATCCATATCCATAGGCATTTCGTCACCATCTTCATCTCCTGGTGCTTCATCATCCATCATTGCTTCGAATTCTGCTTTTAATGCTTCTAGTTCATCTTCTAGATCCATTACACGATCTTCGATGTCGCCATCTTCTTCGTCATCGCCCATACCCATATCGTCTGCTGGTGCTTCATCGTCCATTCCTGGCATTTCGATGTCGCCCATCATATCGTCTGCTGGGTCAGCTTCTACTGCTGGCTCGTCAAAGATGCCTTCTTCAACTTCATCTTCAGTTGTAGCTTCTTCAACTTCTTCATCATTTGACTCTTCTACTTCTTCGTCAGTAGCTTCATCTAAATCATCTTCTGATGACTCATCAACTTCTTCATCAGTTGCTTCATCTACTTCTTCATCAGTAGTTTCTTCAACTGCTTCATCTTCGTCTTCTAGTAGTGATTCATAAATATCTCTTGATTTTTCAACCACGATTTCGTGGAAAAGTTCTGCTGCTTTTTCGCGATCTTCGTTAACAAGATGCTCAAGCATTTCTTCAAACTTATTGTGCTCAGTCATTGTTATCTCCTTTAGTTATCTTTACAAGGCTGTCAGTTATATTTACACTTTTTCGAAAATATACGCTTAAAATGGGGTCAAAACAGCGTATTTTAAGATTTTAATGGCGTTATACCATAAAAATCAATAAAACTATCAATTGTAATGTGTTTCAAATTTGTACAATCTTTTAACGTATCCGGTATATAGCTTTCCTCATTTTCCGTTACTCGAATGTATTTAGTCCTTACAAATTGATTTATACAGGCCATAGTTTGACGCTGCCAATTTCCGTAATAAGTAGCTCTATCGTTTATGTTTTTATAGTTTTGAGTGCCTGAATATATATTGTTTACAAGTTCGTTATCTTTGCCTAAACCAACATAATCAAAGCCTAAAATGTATATTTCTGCATTATCGTGCATACTTGCCATATGTAAAGCAGTAGGCCCACTGCTCCAACCTTTATTTGGGTTGAATTTGTTTATGTTAGGATCTTGCTTGGTTAATTTGTTAGGATTGCTCCAAACTTCGTGTTTGTGTTGATAATTGGTTTTTTGTATTTCCATTATCATTTTAGTATCAACAGCAACCAAATAGTCAGGTGCAAATGTTCTAAATAGTGCATTACATCCATATATTTTTCCGTGCTGTTTTAAATCAAACGGGTTGATAATTTTACGACTTGTACCATTTCCAAGCACAAATGCTACTTTTTTGTTTGACACTAGTCACCTTTTGTTAAACTGCCGCTGCTGCTTGTGCAGCCAATCCGTACATTTGTTTAACCTTTTCAAGCTCTTGTGCTGTATCTTTTTGGTGACTTTCGGCAGCTTTACGAGCTTTGTTGATATCTTTTAGAGAAAGCCTAGTTTTTCTTGTATCGTCAATTTTCAGCACACTTGTATCCTCAGCAGGACTATATGTCAAATCTTCGATTGGTTCTAGGTTATCTTTGTCAAAGTAAAAAAGTTCTCTAAGTATCATAATATTATTTATACAGTTTGGTCAGTTGGCTCTGCCTCTGCTCCTCCTCCTATATCAGCACCTGTTGCAGTCTCTGGTGCAGTACCATCTCCGGCATCTACAGTTTCACCTGCATCACCAAGTTCAGTTTCAAGTCCACCAAAGTCATCTGCTATTCCTGCTCCAGACAATCCTGCTGCTCCCATTGCAGGCTCTTGTGCTGCTGCATCTAAGTTATCTTGGTTTTCTTCCATCCACAAGCGTTCGTTCTCTGCAATCTCTTCATCACTAAGTCCTAAGAAACGTTTCAGTGCAAATCTATTTGACATAAACGGAACTGCTTGAATTGTGCTAAATGTACTAATTCTGTTGTTATCAAGTTCTGCTTGTCTATATGCAGCAAAGTTTTGTGGAGGTGTTAGATCTAAGTCAAACATTGAATAATCAACATTTACACCTTTGTTTTTTAGATATAATTTAAATTCTGTATTGAATACTTCTTCAAGCATTCCTTGAAGTCTTTCACAATACTTGTTGAATCTTAGCTCTTGAATGTATGCTGTACCAACTCGTCCATCATTATACTGTGATGCACCGTCGTCGGCGCCAGTAGGCAAGTAGGAACTAGGTATACGCAGGCCGCGAACCAGTTTGTTGGTAAAATATCTGAGATCATCAATCTCTCCTAAGTTTGTACCTCCAGGCAGTGTTTCAACTTTACTTCCACGCCCTTCAGCTGTTTGTGGAAAGAAGTAGTCTTCATTGATTGACAGTGGGTTGTATGACGAGTCTATAACATTCGTACCGCCACCTGTCTTGGATGGGATTCGTCTTTGATGTATTTCCGTTTTCACACGTTCCACAAATTGCATAGCAAGGTGTGAAGGCATATTGCCCACATCAACGTAGAATACTCTGCGCTCTGGCGCACGTTGGACACGATAGATAATAATCGCATCTTCAAGCAATTCTTTTTGCTTGTATACCTTAAAAATACTTTCTAGTAATGAATTACCAAAAGGAAAATTTTGATCCAAACCTTCGCTCATACTTAAATGGATTACATTATTTGCATCAACAAATGTTTCGCTTTGATCACTTTGCCATCTGCTTGTTCCAGACGGTGGTGTTGCTGAACCTGTGGCTGCTTTTTGGCTAACTGTTTGGTAACCTGCTGTGCCTCCAGGGCCATAACTGTTTTGTTGATTAAGTGGTGTTGCTTCTAATGCACCAAAGGCAAAGTTAAGATTTTTTATTACATACTGTTCAGGACGTTTTCCTTCACTTTCGTTAACAATAATCTTTGTTACTTGACTAGGATCCACGTGAAACCATTTTTGTGTTTCAGGATCTCTGATAAAAAATTGATCGCCGTACTTAAATGAATTACGTATGATACGAAACATACGTGTATCAAATTGTTGTATCTTACACCATTGTTTTAGATACTCACCTAAAATTTGTACTTCAGAATTATTTGCTTGTTTCTTAAAATTAATGTTAAAGTGTGTATCGTTGTCCTTGGCTTTTTGTGAACAAAACTCTGCTAGGATATCTAGTGCAGCGTTTACTTCGCTATCGCTGTCCATTGTATTGTATTGATTATAACGTTCAATACGATTTGGCGAACCAACATATACATCTGGCAAATGTGAACTGTAATTTGAAGCAGCAGGGCCAGGACCAGCTTGTCCTTTCATACTGAATGGACTATAACTTCCATTTGCATTACCTGCTGTTGGTACTGGTGTAAAAAATTTCTTCCAACTCACGTGCCTATTCCTTTTAGCATATTGCCGCTCAATCCTTTTGTAGCTCTAAATTGTCTTTTTCCTGTATCAGCAGCACTACTTTCAACTCTTAGCAAACTTTCTAATATTGAATTTTGTGTGTTTAATTTACCTTCGAGCATAGTCATCATTGTTTCTGATATATTATTACTTATCGTATTAGTGTCACTATTATACGACGAAGTGGCATTATTGTCAATCTGTGAACGTAATCCACGCATTGCTGTAACTAAATTACGTGTATTTTCTGTGCTTAATACATTACCTGGGCCAGAAATAAGTTCTGGACCCATTTCGCCTGTGACTCCAATTTCGCCTGATCTAATATAACCGCCATCTGCAAAACCTCTGCCTGTGAATCCTCTTGTTTTATAATCGTTGATTCTAGCTCTTGTAAATGCTTCGCCTGTTTTTACTATTGCAGAAGAAAGTTCTGCTTGCATCTGTTCTATTTCTGCTCCTATTGCTTGAGCTTGTTGAGATTGTCCTGCAAGTGTAGCTTCTGTTTGTCTAAACTGCAATTGTGCAATTTTTTGTTCAGTGTCTTTAACTTCTTTTCGTGCATCAGTAATTTCTTTCGATAATGTTTCAGCAGTTTCTTTTACACCCTCATTTGTTGCTACTCCTAAGTCGCCCACATACATATTTTCAGCGTTACCGACGTGCATATCATTAAATCTATCGAGTTCCATTCTACCGTCTTCGTAAACTTTTGCTACGTTCTCTGATGCTCTAAATAAATTGTCAACTACACCACCCAGACTATTTGTTATCTCTCCAACACTAGGCATTGCATCTTGTACTTTTTGTAATGCACTTACACCCATTTCTTCTAAGTTTTTAAGAGCTGTTTGCTGTGTTGCAAGCACCATTTTTTGAGTGGCTTCGTTTAACCTAATAGTTTCATCTATGAGATTTTTTGTATCTGCTGCACTCATTTGTATTTCTTGTTGTTTTTCTATTTCAGCAGTTATTCTTTGCAATTTTACAAGTGTATCTTCAGCAGCAGCGCCAGCTGCATTTAATCTGTTTGCAAACACATAGGAATCTTCTCTCAATTGATTTTGTGCTTGGCTTATGCCTGTTAAGTTGCCCAACATACCAATTTGTCTAGCTTCTTCTGTGTTCAAATAATCTGTAAAGGCAGCTTGTGTATTTGATATACTCTGATCAAATGCACCAAAGTCATTTGTATTCATACCCTGTCTAAATGCATCTACCTGTGCTTGAAATTCATCAGCACTATCACCTAATGCAACAAAAGCCTGTCTAGTTTCGTCTGTAGTAGGCGCACCTCGTATCAACAAGTCTTTGAACAATTCAGAAAATTGTGGCCCCATAGTAGAACCAATTTTTGTTAGTCCTGTGGTAAGTGCTTCGCTTGCATCAGCACTTTGTCCAGTTAAGAATGCTTGCACGTCACCTTGACGTCTTGCTTCTTTCATTTGATCTGCAAGATCTTCACGTTGCTTACCTGTAAGTTTACTCAGTGCATCTAACTCTTTTGCAAACTCTAATGCACTTGCATTTCTATCTCTACCTACACTACGTTCTAGTTGGTTGTCTTGTTCAGCAATTTCTGCATAAGTCAACAAGTTTTCATTTATATCGTCAACTGTAAAACCTAATCTACGTAAATTAGTTCCTACATCACTTGCTAAAACACTACTACTAAATTGTCTAAATCTGCTGATTGCTGTATCAGTACTGCCACCAAATGCACTTAATCCTTCTGCATTGTCTTTAAACAATTTAGTCATCTCTTCAACAGTCATTCCAAGTTCAGCAGCAGCAATTTTTATTTCTGTCATTTGCTTGCCAAAACTTGCACCGATGCCTGTTAAACTTTGATATTCTGCTAAACTTGATTCAGCAAACATTGTTAATGCGTTTACAACTTTGCCTAGTTTACCTAATATTTTTGTGTTTGTTTCTAAAGATTTACTATAATCAGATAGTTTCATACTACCAGATAGTAAATTTCCTGCCAGTCCAACTACTGCATTTCCTGCGCCTTTTGCTTCTCTTCCTAAGAAAGCCAAGGCATTACCGCTACCAGTCATTAATTCTTCTAAGTTAGTAGCCAAAAGACACACTCCTACAGTTTTTGGTTTATAAATATTCTATACTAGTATTTACCTAGGGAATAATTATGGAAAACGAAAGCCCTCTCAAAAAATATACAAGACAGCCAAAAATCTATATAGATTTGCCTAGTAAAGGCAAATATTATAGCAATAATGTGTTATATGAAGATTCGTATTCAAATTTAGCAGTGTTTAGTATGACTGCTAATGACGAAATACTTTATAGAACACCTGATGCTTTGATAAACGGGCAAGCAACTGCGAAAAATATTCAAAGTTGTATCCCTTCTATACTAAAACCATTTAACTTGGTTACTTTAGATGTTGATGCTTTGTTGCTATCAATACGTATGGCAACCTATGGTCCAAAAATGCAAATTGGTCAACGTTGCAGAAAATGTAACGAAGAAAATGAATACGAAGTTGATATTTCAAAGTATATTGAATATTTGAACAGATTAGAATTTGATGATAGTATGATGTACAATGATTTTAAAATTAATTTTGTTCCTTTGACATATACTGATTATACTGACTTACAAAAAGAGTCAGTAGGTTATCAACGAGCATTATCTATACAGATACCAAATATTGTAGACGAAGATGAAAAAGCAAAGGCTACTGATCAAATTTTATCATCAATTGCAAAAATGAATATGAAATCAATATTGCTTTCTATTAACAGCATTGAAGTTGAAGGTGAAGTTGAAAAGGACAAAAAAGCAATTTACGAATTCATCGAAAGCTATGATGTTGATATGTTCAAAGCAATTAAAGCACATATAGACAAGCAATACGAAACGTGGCTGTTACCAGAAGAAACTGTAAAATGCACTGCCTGTGATGCGGAAAACAAAATACGTATCACAATAGATCAAACAGATTTTTTCGCAAAAGGCTAATCTACTTAGATGATAGTGCTGTAGAAGAATTAGCCAATGAATTTGAGAATGATATAAAAAGAATAAAAGACACTATCTATAGACTCAGTTGGTATATGAGAGGCGGTGTCTCTGTGAACACATTGTTATACGATACCGATATGGAAGATCAAGAAATTATATCTAAAATTGTTAAAGACAATATTGAAAACACCAAGAATGCAAAAATGCCGTTGCTGTAATTATCTAGGCCCCATTGCTGCATCAGCTTGTGATTGATTATTAGAAGAATTAATTGCATCTGTTGCAAGTTTTACAATTGGATCTTGTGTTGGATCTTGAGTTGTATCTCTTTCAATCCTTGTACCTGTTCTAGTTACTACACGATTTGTTGGCATTGGAATACTTGCTGACTCAGGTCCTGTAGCACTTGCCAATGCTTGAGGAGTAGGAGCAAGATATAGTTCTTGATTTTCACCGCCTGGTCTTGAACCTGCTCTATCACTAACAGCAACAAGTTCGTGTGTGTCTTTGAGCTTGTCTGCCATTTCTGGTGTGTAAAGGAACACGTAATCACTCAACTGTCCAAGTTGTCCAGATGACATTGGTTTTGGTTTTAATGCAGCAGATGGTCTTTGGCTAGGATCAATTTCTAATGCATCGTATATTGCATTTGTTCTATCTCCTAATATTAAATAAGGAACTTTGACCTTTTCCATATCCGGAGGAAAAATCATATCTTGGAATGCTAATTTTGCCCATTCGCTTGATGCGTGTGCAGTACCAGTAGGCATTTTCTTTACACCTTTTTTAAATGTTAGTGCATCTCTTAACGTTGCTCCACCTAAAGCACCATTTGTAACGGAGTTAAGTGAAACTGCAATAGTATCTGCGGCTGCTCCTACTGCGCCAAAGAACACACTTGCGCCTACGCTTGCTATGTATTCTGCTAATTTCATTTGCACACCAGGTCTAGTCAACAAATATGTTGCACCCCAAAATGCTGCTTCAGTTACAATCATTGTAATCAAACTAGGCACAGTACCAACACCAGTGGCAGCACCACCTAGTTGCATTGCTCTGATAGGAGTACGTATAAGGTTTACAAGTGTAACAACTCTAATTACTCTAAATGCCATAGATGTAACTAGAATAACCTGTGAAACAAATAAACCAGTTATAACATCTAGTAACTCTTCTTTTTCTGATGCGCCTCCTTCAAATTCAGAATCTGGTGTAGACGCTACTTGATCATAATTTATAATATATGTTTTGTACAATGCAACATTTATGCCAAGTATACCTAACAACTTGAAGAATCCAGTAAAATATGGAGAAGTTGCTATTTTTGTAAGCCTACTGCTTTTAGAAATTAAATCATCTGCTTGTTCAGCAGTTAATGATACACCTATTTTAAATTTATTAAATGCATTTCTACCTAATTCTTTGAAAGACTCGGGTTTAAAATCTTTTAGAGCAGTAGGAATAGATTTACCACCTTTTAATTTGGTAATAAACTTGTTTGCATCTTTTTCTGTAGTAAATTTAAAGGTTTGATCTTTTAAATTGACCAAAAATCCATTGTTAACAGGAACAGCTCTTGCCTTAGTTGGGTCGGAAAAATTAGGTTTTGCATTCAAACTTTTATATGTTTTTGTTAATTTAGCAGCAACACCTGCTTTAGCAGGATTGTTTGTCTTTGCATCTACCCATTGTTTAGTTTTTTCATTCCATTTATAATCTATACCACCAACAGACAACCTTGTTAATGGCTCAATCTTGATAGCTTCTTCTTTGATTATAATTTTTTCTTCAGATATTAACTCAACTAATTTCATTCATACGTGTTCCAGCTGTATAATGTATTTAGTTTATATAAGTTGAACTACGTTCAACTGTGTTTTCGTTATCACTCAACACGAATCATTAGTTCTTGATAACAATATTAATAAGGCATATGCTTTGCATATGCTTTTAGTATTATTCAGATTGTGAAGTCATAATTCGCCCGTTGCCGGGCGAAGGTAGCTTTTGAGCATTATTCGAGTCGCTTCAGCCATCTTATTAAAAGAGATTCAATTTACATTGTCGGAGGCGGTTGACCTGTATCCTCCTACTCTAGCTTCGTCATATCAACGGAAGGTAGTTATTCCCTAACAAGCGAAAACACTTACCCTGTGGTTGCTTTTTCTCAGAGCCACAATCCTTTAAAACCTATCGTATGTTTCTTCACGCGAGCATACCACACCACCGGCGACGAGCATTACCTCGGCTGGATCTTGGATTTGATTTAGAGCTCGTTATATAGCCTATTTGTGTTCTAGTAGTGCCTGGCGTAGTTTATTTGATCCACCAACTCTAACATTGATGATTCCGTTGTAGTATTCGTCTGTCTCTAAGACTCGCCTATCAAACTGTTCTCGTGCTTCAATGTAACTCATTTCAGCTCTGCTTTTGCAGAAGTAAAGTATTTCACGAGTAAAGTTTTTTTCGCCTAAGTTTTTTACATCTTCGTTCAGTCTATCTGAACTTCCCCAGTATTCACGCCAATCACTTTCTTTATAGCCTCGACGTTT